TCTGTCCATGCATTACCAGTAGAAAGAAGGTTCTTCCATCTAATCAGTTCAAATGTTATCATAGCCCGTTGTGATACTCACTCTGTTCCTTAATGTATTCTTCAGCATCTTCTTTTGTTTGAAAGTATGCAACATAATGGCCCTGATGTTCACCATCAAGTTCATCTTCCCACACTTCATCATAATGATCGCCGATCTTCATAGCATATCTATCACAATACTCATCTTCATACCACATATTGTGACCTTCGACAATAGCAGTGTATTTACCTACAACTTCAACCTGCCTGAGATCAAACTCTACAGTGTCCTTATCGTAGCGATACCATTCGTTACCATCAGCATCAAGCATTGTCAGCTTATTCTGTCGACCTGTAAGACGATTGAATATCTTGTTCACACGCCAGAACTTGTCACCAATATTATACTTCATTCTATAGTCTCCAATGAAAGTGCTTCGGAATAAACTTCCCGCATATAGTGTTTCATCCTATCACCATCTACAGGCAAAGTCAACCCTGTAATGTAGTTATCTAGAATGGTAAGTGTGTCTTGGGCCTCGTCTACCAGATCATCAACATTGTTGTCAGTAAACGAATTGATATCCTCTACAATGGAAATATCAGCAGCTTGTTCCTTGTATAGCTTATCCAGTAACATGTCAAACGCATATGGATTAGTCTTGTTCACACATACGATCTTAACATAACAATCTTTGAACTTGCTGTAGTCAGTTGCATTGATCTTCTCAAGAATGTCAGGATGCTTTACATCATCATATGCGACCATATGAAAAATGCTAAAAGGATTGCGATGAAAAACTGTATCACGCGATTCTGTATCAAAAACAACAAAGCCGCGGGGATCATTATAATCAGACCAAATATGCTCACAAAAAGCGCCAATGTAATGAATATTGTCCCGACTACTGCGATGATGGTAATGACCTGTAAAAACACTATCAAATCGCCTGAAAATCTTGCTGTTCCATCCATGATCCGAGAGCATACCCTTTTGCATTTCAAAACCATCGAGTTCCAAATGCCCGACACAGACGGGCGCTTTTGATTGTTCAATTGCATCATAACATTCTTTCTCATATTCTTTTGTGATCCAAGGAAGCAAGAAGAACTCACATCCGTCAATATCTATTGTTGTCGGCTTAGAGTAAATCTTGATGTTGTTATAACGATTACCGACAAACTCATCTAGAGCATTCACACGATATGTGTCCTTGAAATACTCATCATGATTACCTGCAATGATATGCACTTCACATATTGCATTGATAAGTTCAAGGAAATCAGTTCTCAGCCTTGAATGGGTAAGAACGTTAATATACTTCCGACGGTCAACAAGATCGCCAGCGTGAATGATATGCTTAATGTCATTCGCCTTGATAAATGGAATGAGAAATTCATCTACGCACCTCTTAAAGTAATCAAGGAAAACTGGGGAGTCATTTCTAACTCCCCAGTGGGTATCAGTGATAATAAGTACCTTAGTCACGCTCTTTTTTTCCTAGTATTGGACATGTAGAGTTCATTATCGTACTTTTTAATTGATTTGTCAATAGCTTCTTTGATAGTCTCTAATCTGATCTTATAGTTACCTCGAATGTGGATGTTCTCTTTCTGGTTTAAAAGACTATTGATCAAGTGTTCAACTTGAAACGGCACTTCGTGGTTCATCTTTTTCTTCCTCATAAAATTGAATTAGACCTTCTTTGGCCACTTTTCTTTTTTCTTTCTTCACTGCTTCTTTCTTCTCAAACTTATCCATAAACTCATTGATGTTATCATAGATTTGATTTGGTATCAAATGATTATCATCACTATCTGTCAATAGATTAGACACTCCTAAATTGACAATTGTTTCCTGAAAGTTCTTGTAAATTGTATACCTATTCTTTTCTTCTTTATTAATTCTGCGAAGAAAAGCATAATAGATTACTTGTGTAAAATACGCAAATGGATTTTTGCCGATATCTGGATTGTAATCATTGAAATACATAATGCAGTTTTCAATGCCATCGGAAATCATTTCATCTCTAAACGAATAGCTAATGAAACACGGCTTAGTAGATAACTTTTCTGCTATTTTCCAAATACACTCGCCTATGTAATTTGGTAATTTAGGATCTTCTAGTCCTTTTTCTCTTGCCTCTTTTACTCTTTCTTTATGCTTAAGAATTTCACTGTAAAATTTGGCATTGTCCACATAGTGAACCTTCGCAGTTTTTTTCATTTTTATCATTTTTCCCTTGACTAATGCTTGACAATGTGGTATAAAGGCTATGCCAGCGATGATATGAATAACTTTAATTATACTTCTGTTAGTTCAATCATCTTCTTGATTTGCTTATCCAGTACATCTTTTCTGTTAGGCCACTTGATCATTGGCTTATCTGGATCTTTAGCTAGATGCTGCAATAGAGGCAAATAAGTCTTTCGTAGTGTTCTCAATCTAGTCTTCAACACTTCAACTTCATCTGTTACTCCTGAAGATGATACAATCTCTTCTTCATCATGAAATGAAAATCCAAAATCATTTGTTTCGTCTACTTCGATAACGATATCTTTGTTTGTAGCCATTAGTGTAATGTTCCTTTATCTTTTTTGGACAGATCATTTAGATATTTCTCAACTTCTTCAAGTTTCTCTATCATTTCGTCATCATCATCTTCCGACATTGCAACTTCTTTGTAAAGTTCAGCTTCGTCATATTCTGCTAACTTTTTCTGTTCAGCTCTCAGTTCTAAGAAGTATTCTACAGTCTTATAGTAATATTCTAAAAGAGAATCTGATGGCTCAGTGGTCATCAAAACGTTATGTTCTTTAATCTCAAAGTCCTGATTGTCTGATATACGAGAGAACATCCATTGCATGAGAGATATAGAAAGATGTGATCCTTTTTTTATCGGCAAATAAACTATCTTGAGTGGATTGCTTATAAGATATCTAGAGTTACCTGCTTCGTTTAAGTGTATTGTATCCGAGATAACATCTTCTCCTGTTATCATTCTTAAGACTATTGGCTTGTAATCTTCCATAATGTTATCCTTTTAATTCAATCTTATAAACTTTGAACGCAAATTTTTCTTCCGTGTATATCTTAATACGTTCTGCAAAGTGCTTTAGTGTGTAGTTCTCATGTTTCTTGTATCGCATATCATCCGCAATGTCAAATAATTGTGCGAAATCTTTTGTTTCACTCTTACGTAATCCACGGCCAATAGACTGTAAGTTTCTTATCCTAGACTTAGATGGGCTAGCAAATATAATGTTGTGAAGATTTCTAATATTGATGCCAGTGCTAAAAGTACCAAAACTAGCAACAATAATAGCCTGCGTTTCCTGTTCAACGATCTTACGAATCCCTTCGCGTATGTCAACATCTGTTTCTCCACTTACAAAGAATACCTTTCTGTCCACTTCCACTTTGTCAGAAATGAGTTTGTGTAGAATGCGTCCGTGCTTGTCAACGTACTGGAAGAGAACGAGCGTGTTCCCTTCAAGTGAGACGGCAAGATTAGAGATGAACCGATTTCTGGCATCGTTAAGGACAAGGTATTCAATCTCCTGCTGATAGGTAAAGTTCTTTGCTGCTTGACAGATAGACTCATTATGTCTAAGAAGAAGACACTTGATTTGGAACTCAGCCAAGTGCTTTGCATCCATGAGTTCTTTGGTTGTGATAACTTTACGAACTGATCCAAAAAGTCCTTCAAGAACCAGTTTGTGGGTCTTTGTTCCATCCAGAGTACCAGTCGTTCCAATTCTGTATTTTGCATTTGTCAGTCCTGTCATTATGTCTATAAGAGATTTAGCTTTGAACTGATGGGCTTCATCACCGATAACGAAATCGAATTGCGCGAACCATTGTTTTGGCATCTTGTATATAGATTGCCAAGTAGAGATGGTCAGAAACTTGTCTGTGTTCTTTTCCTGACCCTGATAGATTTTATGTATGTTATCGCTAACGTTCCAACCATTCGTTTCTGAATAATCTTTGAAATCGCTTGTCAACTGTTCTACCAGAGAAACAGTCGGTACGATAATCAAACCTCGTTTCAGTCCTTTATGTTCCAAAAAACGAGCCAGAAGATAGA